AGTAATATCTCGTAGTCTTTGTTTTTCTGTAACGATAGCAGATGTGTCTGCTCCTGTTTCTTGTGCTTTGATAAAGTCTACATCTAGCTTTTCTAATAGTGGTTTACGCTTTTCACGAAGTTTATCTTTAGTAATTTCTTTAGCTTTAGCTATGTCTATTTTTATTCCCATGTCCATGCATCCCTAAATGTTCTATCAGTTGGTATTTCTGCTACATCTACAATGTGATATTCTTTTCCTTCAGGTACATCTTTAGCAGCAATTTCTTCAATAGTTAATCCACAGTTAGCAGGAACTATTATAGAGATTGTGCCATCATTGTTTTTATATACTATTCTTTTATCCATAATTTTTCCTTATCCTATACACATTACAGTTACAGTATGGCAATCTATGGCGGTATTAGCAGTATTTTCTACACAAAATACCCTAACAGCCGATGAATTATAATCAGTGCTTAATCTTGTCATTCCATCTACACCATTTGACTCTTTTTTTGTTGAAATAGCAGTTGCATAGTTGTCATTAGGCATATTGACTGCAAAATTAACTATATATGAACCTGTGGCGGCATCTGTAATAGAGCTAACATTCCCACTATCTCTTATTGCAACTGTTCCTTGCCCATTAAAATTTACCCATGCACGAGGAGAGTAACTAGGTGCAGAACCAGATGATGTTGATAGAGATGTAGCAGTTAAGTTATTACTAGGCGTAATATTACCACTACCATCTACAGTTAATATGGTGCTACCATCTTGCTCTATTGTAGAACCAGATGCTGTAGGTTTAATAGATATAGTCATTATGCTAATTCTTCCGCAGTTGGTTTTGTTTATGTAGGATGATTCCATTTTTTAATATAATCTCCTTTACCATCACTATCGTTTTGCAATACAATATCTTTCATTGCAAAGTCATAGTCTGCTAACTCTGGATATAGCTTTATTATTTTTTCGTATAGTGTCATGTTTTTTCCTTGTTAAATTATGTTGCTAGTGCTAAAAATGCTGAATATATTGGAACGACTGCTCCTAAAGCTAGTCCACCACCACCTTGAGCAAATGCTTGAGCAACAACAGAATCTGTTGACCCATTCATGTAAATTAAAGCACTATAGTTAGAGTTTAGACTGTTAGCAGCAAAATTAAAATCATTACCATAATAATTTGCTGTCCCATTCTTTAGAAATTTTGTATAAAACCTAGATGTTGCTCCAGTACTACGAACTAAAGCATTAAAATTATAATAACCTGCTACAGTTGGAGTAAAAGCATAAGTGCTTGTGTTGTAGTTACTGTTTGTGTCATATACCTCTGTGTTATATGCTAATGTTGTCCAAGTACCAGTGGATAAAGTTTGGACAGCACTTGGATAAGCAATAAATGCTGGAGCTTTATTAGGAACATATCCATTACTATTAACCTGACCTACCTTTGTAGGACTATCAGCATTACCAACACCAACTCTTAATGTGCCATCAGGTGTAGCTGGTTGATAAATAGTAAAGTTGTTAGTAGCTGTTGCATCTGTTCCGACTTGTATTTTTTTATTTTTTACTGTACTCATACTGCCCTCACTAATGTGGCTTGAAAAAATGATATAGTTGAACCTGTAGATGAAGTTTTGGTTGATCCTGAATTTTGATTGCCATATAACTCAAAGTAATCAGTGCTTCCATTAGCATATAATATTGCTGATACTATAGCATTATTACCACCCAATGATGAAGTTCCTACCCAACAAGTTGAAAATGCTTCAGTGCCATTTTTATATATTGCTGTAACAGGTCGTGCAGTTGTAGCAGTGCTGATAAAATATGTCCCTATAATTTGATAGTGTCCTTCAACGCTTGGAGTAAATCTATAATTTGTAGTATCGTAATCATTAGTCAAATCTACTTCTTATGTTGCTAGTGCAATTTTAGTCCAAGTTGAATTAGATACAGTTGTTTATGCTGATGCTCTTGCCTAAAACATTTGAGCCTCTTTAACTACATTACCAGTTACATCTACATTACCATTGAATGTACTTGTACCATTTCCTTTTACTTTAGTTACCATTAGACTACACTCCATGTAGAGCCATCACCAATAGTAATAACAATTCCGTCTGCAACTGTAATATCACCTGCTGTCATAGCATTTCTATTATCTGCTAATGTGTAGTTTGTATCTATTGTTGTGCTGTTTTCTACAAAACCTATGCCGTTTATAGTCACTGACATTACTTATCTCCCTTTGGGTACTTGTCTTTAACTTCTTTTATATGGTCAAGCCATGTTTCTGTACCATCTTGTACATCATGATATTGCATATCTAGTTGTTCAGCTAATGGTTTGTATTCTTGTTGTCTTTGATATTTATATTCTTCAGGGTCTACCCAAGCATCAACAACAGTTCTAGTAATTTTTACAAGCTCATCTTTTGCGTTATAACATAATACAGAGCCATCTTCTTGTTCTCTAATTGTTACTACATCAGGATATAATGCGTATATTGCTTTAGTATTCATTACGCTCCTACCTCCATTACTGTTATTTGTGATACAGACCTACCATCAAATGCAGCAGCGTTATTATCTCTTGATGACCTATTCCAATATCCTGTACCAGTAGATACTTTAATTTTTACAGCATAAGTAATAGCACTTGTAGAACTTGGAGAATCTAATAACGCACCTGCGTAAGTAAATTGTTGTTGACCACCAGTATTTGTAACAGCTTGAGCTCCTGTTCTACTACCAGTAGATGTTGCACTGCCAATTTCTGTACTATCTCTAAACAAAGCAGTATATAAATGATTTACATCTCCACCTGTTCCAGCATTAGTTGTAAAACTAACATAAATTTTACTATCTGTTGCTGTTGGAGTAATAGCTACTGTTACTAAATTTATATAAGAAGTAGATGTTGTTGTAGTAGATGTAGTAAGTGTTCCTTGTAATACTTGCAGTATTTTACCTGTAGTAAGTGCGTTTATATCTGTTGTTGTTGCTATTGTGCTTGTAGTTGCAGGTAAAGTGATTGTATTAGTTCCAGCAACAGCTGGTGCTGCAACTGTAATAGCTCCAGAGGTATCTCCTGTTAATACTATGTTAGCCATTATTCATCTCCCTTTGGGTATTTAGCTTTTACTGCTAAACAATCATCTATATATTTTTGTACTTGTGTATCATCACCTTTTACAATGCCATCTAGGTAATCTGCCATTGGTGGATACTCAGCTAATCTTTTTTGTTTGTAAGCATTAGGATTTACCCAAGCGTTTACAAGAGTCATATCTACCTCTACTGTATCTCCATTAGCATCCATAGCACCTGCTGTATCATCAACAGTAACTACATTTGGGTATAGTGCGTATATAGCATCATGATTCATTATCCTGCTACCTCCATAACTGTAATTGATGATACACCTCTTGGGTCGTATCCTATTGTGTTTCTATCTTGTTCTGTTCTATTAATATACATTGTGCCACCTGAAGTATCTACTCGGTTTATTGCTTGAATTTTATATGTAGTAGCACTTGTTGTAGAAGGTGAATCTAAAAACATAGCAGAACTTCTTTGATTATAACCATCACTACTTGGTGGTATTCCTATAGCAATAGTAAATCTTGTTCTATTACCTGCGGCATCGCCTTGATAAATATTTGTTGTATCTCTAACTAACTGTAGACCACCAACATGAAAAGTAACAGCTACCATTAAATCCATATGCACAAGTATTTTACTTGATGTTGATGATGGTGTTATAGATACAGATAAATCACTTACATCTACTAATGTTTGTGATGTTGTAGAAAAAGTATCTGTTTTAACAGATTGTAATACTTGCAGTATATGTCCAGAAGAAGTTAATCCTGAACTGTTTACTGTTGCTTTTGTAGTACCTCCAGATTGTAGTTCTATAATTCCAGAGTTATCAGAAGTTAGTTTTAATCCGTTACTTGTATCTGCATTAATTATCGTAGCCATATTATAATACCACCCATCGTTGTCCAGAAGGAACGGTAACAGTAACACTAGCACCTAAAGTTATAGGTCCTACTGACATACCATTTGCACCTGTAGTTAATGTATAATCTGATGAAACAGTAGTAGTGTTTTCATAAATTACCCCTCCTGCCTCTGCTCCCCCACCTGCTTCTGCCCAAGTTAGTACACCTGAACCATTAGTTTGCAAAAACTCATTTGTACCACCATCTGTTGTAGGAAATGTTAGTGTGTAACTAGCTCCTGCACTATGTGGCGGACTTTTAAGTTTAATACCATGAGAGTTTTCAGAACAATTTAATTGTATATAACCATCTGTATCTCCTGATGTACCTTTAGCTTCTAAACTAGGTACAGAGCTAGTAGATATTAAATTAAGTTTAGCTACTGTTACTGCATCATTATTGATTTTATCCGTAGTAACTGCATTGTTGGTAATGTTAGCTTCTACTACCACATTGCTACCACTAATATTATCAGAGGAGTCTAATACTACAGCTTTTTCAGCAGGGTAAGTACAGAATACATCACTCGTACCAGCTAAAGTAATTTTAGAACCACCTGCACTAGATTCTAATACAGTATTTCTTGATAATAGTGTGCCTGATGCTGTATATGTACCTAATCCTACCTCGTAGTTGTTTCCACTTTTAATAGCATAGTAGGTTGTGTTTACATTACCAATAGCTGCAAAAGATTGAAACCCTGCTTTAGCACCAGCTAATGTAACTGTACCAGTACCAGTAGTCGTGGTAGTTTCTTGTACTCTATCTTTGACAATAAGTGCCATGATTTATCCTCTATGCTAATGTTACTGTTAGGTTACCTGCTACAATTTTAAATACATCACCTTCATCAATAGTTTTAGATGCATCTAGAGCTGTATGATAAATCATATTTCCACTTGTACTTGCAATCCCATAGACCAATCCATCCTACAGTACCCCATCCTCCAGAGCCTGCTGCTGCCCAAGTTGTGTCTGTAGATGTAGTTTCAGAAGCATCAGTACCTGTTGCTGTGTTAAATTCAGCTTGAACCCTTGCATAACCAGTACCAGAAACTTCTGTACCAGTACCTGCATCTGTTGGGTCTGCTGTGTGTAAAGAAACATATGGGCTATTCATACCTGCGTATGATGTACCATTTAATGTAAGATTTAAAAGTTTAACTTTTAAAAAGCTAGACATATCACTCATAATAATTTACCTCGTTGAGTTAGTAATAGAAAGTGGATGAGCTGGAAAGTCAGCTTCATCATCTGATTTAATCATAGAATTAACACCTCTGTCATACATAGCTGACCAAGTTGCAATTCTTTCGTCATTCATCAAGAATGGCTCTGCCTCACCTAAACTTGCGTAAAGCAGTAAATCAGGTGTTGTTGCCAACCAAAGGTTTGATGAAACTGTGTCGCTTAAATATGGTGGTTTATGATAATAGACCATTTTTAGCGTATAATCTGTATCAGGTACAGGAGCAAATTGAAACTCACTACCAAGCAATGTATAAAAAGTTGGTGGTCCTGACACTAAAACTCTTGCATTTCTAAAAAAGTTACTGGTTGATTGAAAAGTAACTGTTTGTATTGGGTTAGTAGATGATATATGCAAATCTTTCATAGCTACAAAGTCTGCTGGTAATTCTACTGTAGCATCACCTGCTGTAGTTGTAGTAGTAGCAACTTTAAGTGTTTGTCTTATACGCAAATCTCTACTTAATCTATCTTGTGCAAGTCTAATAAACTCTGGAATCTGGTCTGTTAAATCAGTACGAGCCAAGTAACTAGCAATAGTCGCTTGTAGTTGTGCATAATCACCAAAAAATGCCATTATATTCTACCTTGTTTTGTTCTAAAAAATCTATTGTCTGGGTCGTTTAACCATTCTTTAAACTTCTTTTGGTCTAATACATGAAACCCTCTCATAATGCCCTTTTGGTTTAATTTATCAATAACAGTCATAGGAATAGATGCTATCTTATTATCAAATACATCATTACCCCAAGATGTACTAGCTTGGTTATATTCTTGTTTGTTTTTTTCTACAATATCAGTTACATCTTGTGCAACCTCTATAACAGAACCATTGTCTGTGTCGTGTTTTTTTGCTTTTCTAAATTGTTTGTTTTTTAATTGGTCGTTTAATTTACCCATAATAATCCTTATGATACTGCCCACCGAAGTGGGCATATATCAATTAGTATTAAGATACTAATAAGTCAGCAACGATACCATGTGCTTTCTCGTTAGATACTTGCAGAGTGTACTCTGTAAGCATTTGATGTTTTTCGCTATCACCAGATTTAGCCAATAGGTTAGACTGGAATGGACGAAGTGTTGCAATAGATGCCATAGATGGGTCAAGTACAAGAGCTTGTTCACCACCACCAGTACCTCCATCAGGAGTCATAAATCTGTCAGGTACAACAGATAAAGTACCAAAGTCTGACATATAAACATCAGCAGCACCTACAATAGTAGTTTGTTTATCTGATGGAGCCATGTAACGCTGTGCTGCGATACCTGCAAAAGCAGATACTGCTTGTTTTTGTGTTGGAGGTACAACCAATAAAGTTGGGTTACCACCATTTTCAAATACAGATTTAACACAAGCTTTTAGTTTATCTTCGCCAAAAGCTAAGTAGTTACCAGAACCTGCTGAAGTACGAGTAGCTGTTCCGTTACCACCTACAGGACCTGCTGGAGAACCTGCTGTAGCTTCTGTAACATAGTTAGTTAATAACCATGTTTGAATAGAACCAAGCAATCTAGCTGCTGAAGAACTACCTGCTGATTGAGCTACATTACCAAGAATAGTATTTTCCATATCTCGTTTTAGTTCTTGACCTGCTTTAGCTAGTTGATAAGCTGTTTCTGTCTTACGACCTGCTTTATCAACTGCATCAAGAGTACCAGAAATATGTACTGTTTTACCTTGAATTTGTGTTCTGTTACCTACACGAACTGTAGGAGTATCAGAAGCACCTGAAGCATCAGCACCTTCTAAAAGACCTGTTTTAACTGCTGCTGCTAATGTATCAGTTTGCCATTCGTGGTAAGTTGCTGTTGCCTTTGTTTTACCAATAGATGAAACTACTGGTGTTTCTGTTGGAGCAATGTTGTAGATTGTGTTGCTTAAATCTTCACGCTGTCCAATAGCTGTATAAGTTCTAAATTCTGCCATTGTTTTTCCTTAAATAAAGTTTTCAAAAATAGCTGCTGCATCTCTGGCATCACCAGTTTGCTGTAGCCGTTTCATTTGTTTTTTCTGCGTATCGGTTACTGTTTGCTTTACTTTAGCTCCAGACTTAACCATCTTGGGAGCTTTAGCGACTTTTTTCTTAACGCCAGCTTTACCTGCCATTAGTTTGTCGTATTGTGCAGCTTTATGTAACACGAGTACATGGCGTGAATCATAGACTTGAGATAATTCTTCGTCTGTGAAACCAACCTTTTTGCCATAGTTACGAATCTCACTTCGGAGTTGTTCGCCTTTAGCTTTGTCTGAAAACTCTGGTAAGGATTCTGCTAGTTTTTGTGCTTCTTTTTGTACAAACTCTTGCATTTGTGCTG